GGAAGCCTTAGGACAAGCTCATGATGGTATTAGTCTGGGAGCACGAATTACCTCTACATTATCTCAAGTACAACAAATCACTAACCATAGTATTCAATCTATCAAGGCAGACTTAGTACCTGACATGATTGACTGGGCTAATGATGAATTCAATAGTACACTCCGTAAGAACCTCTTCAGTGAGCGTATGTTTAAGCGAGTGGGAATTGACGACATTCCTACATTCAAAGAGACAGTCAAGCACTATTTGTCGGACTTAGACCACAGTGATCCACAGGCACTCCGTAAGAGCCTTAGAGAATGGCAGGAAGTAGACCCTATGAGCTACATCAAATTCCATGCTTTTCTTGATAGACACTCTAAGGACGCTATTATGCAACCTCACTTCAGTGCAGGTAACACTAGAATGACTGGGCATATCCTACCAATTCTAATGCAGTTTAAAGCCTTCTCACGAATGGCACTTAATAGCCACCTTATGAGAACTATGGAACACTGGGAGCGTGAAGATACTATCCAAACATTGTCTACTATTCTATCAGGCGGTATGCTATGGGCTATCCGTCAGAGAGCTCAAGCAGAGTATATGTATGGCAATGATGAGAAACGCAAGCAGAAGTACTTAGACAAGACCTTTACAGCCGACAACATCATCACAGCAGGCTTAACAAGAAGCTCTATCTTGTCGTCTCTATCCTTTGGTGATGACGCTAGAGCAATCTTGATGGGTAAAGGCAGTACTGCTAGAACAACTGTAGACCGCCCTGAGTGGACTGAAGATGGACAGTTGCTTGACAGTGTAGCAGACAGAGCTAAGCAATTCGCAGTATTAGGTAGTGTAATGAGACTATACAATGGAGCACGCACTGGTTTAGAAGCATTAGGAGCACTAGAGGAAAACCAAAAGGCAGGTAAGGGACAAAACCCTATCACCTCTATTTATCCTATTGACCGCTACTTGCCTATGCAGATTTTCTTAACTGGCATGGCAGAAATGGCAGACAAGGAGAAACGAGACTTCAAAGAGGTAGAGCTCAAGAACACTAGACTAATTCAATCTGATAAACCTAAAGCACCAACTCAAGAACAACCACAACCTAAGCCACAGGTACATCAGCCAACTATTGAAGAACTCTTGAAGGATCCTAAGAAACGTAAAGAGTTGACCGATGGTATGAACGCAGAGAAACCCAAGGAACTCAAAGGTCGTAATGCAGAAAACTTGAGTGATGATGAATTAGTAAATCTTTATAACGAATATAGAAAAACGAAAGGACAGTAATAGATGATACCACGACTAACCACTAAGACTGTAGTGGGACAGCGTACCTATAATTTCAGCTTCGATTATATCGCACGAGATTTTATCAAAGTGGAAATTGATGGTAGGCTATTGGAGTACGACAAAGACTATACAGTTAATGGTCGTACAGTAAATCTAGTTGTCGCACCTACAGAGGTGAAACCACTCTACATTTATCGTGAAACAGCTACCATTCCTCTTGTAGAGTGGAAAGATAGCTCTATCATGACTGCTAGAGACTTAAATCTACAGCAAACACAGACAGCTCACCTAACGGAAGAACTTGTCGATACCGCCGAGCAGACTAGACGAGTGCTAGATGATACTAAACAACTTAAAACTGATATTGCTAATGACAATGCTGCTCTTGCAGAACTAGCTAAAAGTATTGTATCGGTCAAACTGTTTGGAGCTGTAGGTGATGGTGTAACAGACGACACTAAAGCCTTTAAGACTGCTAACAATAACCTTAGCGGTAAGATACTGTTAATTCCTAAGGGTAACTATGTTATCCAAGAGCACATGAGCTTCAATACAGTATCTGATGTAATGGACTATGGTACTTATACCTATATCAAACCATTCTACCCTAATGAAACACCTATGCTACAAGGAGCTAGTAACATTGCTAAGCTAGGCGAGTTTACTTATGACGAAGGTGTAAACCAAATACAAGGCTTCACATATAACGAGAAGAAAGACGTATTCGTACTTGCTTGTATTAATAGTGAAAGCACTGTACAGCATATCTATGAGGTTAATGCAGATACACTACAGCGTACCAATAAGTACACCTTTGAAGATGAACGCTTAGGGCACTGCAACACAATGGCTTATAACAAGTACACCGACAAAATCTATGTAACCAATGGTAAAGCTAATGGTAACAACATTACAGTACTCAACGCTAATACAATGCAGATTGAGGATACAATCACTTTGTCGGAGCGTGTATTCAACCTTGCGTATGATCCAATTACAAGAACATATGCTTCCATTGTACCTGTAGCAGGCAGTCAACGACTTCGTGAGGTAAACCTTTATGGCGACACATTCAAACGCTATAAGAGCTACCAAATTGACTACGAGTACAATGACTTCAATAACAATGGGGCACTAATGCTCAACGGAGCAATCATGTCGGCTACCTTAGGCAGTCTTGTAGAAATCACACCATTCGGACAACTCAAACAAATCATTGAGTTTAACCCTAAGTTTGAAATCGAAGACATTGCATATCGTAAAGGTAAATTCTACTTTGCAGTGCTCATTATGCAACCTAATAAGAAACATAAAGTAGAAATCTATATAGGCAACCCATCGAAAAGTTTTGAGAACTCCTTAGCTACTCAACAGCTTGAAGCGAGCTTCTTAAAGACAAGTGGTGGTAACTTAACTGGAGCACCTATCTTAGCTAACAATATCTCCTTCCAAGCTAAGGATACTAAAGGTAGTGCTCACCACTTATTCCGTATCACTGATAAGGATAACTTCGAGATTGGCATGGCTGATACTAGACTTATCTTTGTCGGTAAAACCCTTGAGGTATACGACAGAACTAAGAATAAGACTACTAGAGTATTGAACGAGCTAGATATTGGCGAGACAATCTTGAGTAAAGCTAAAGCAGATGAAGCATACTTCCCTAAAGCAGGTGGTGAAGTAGGTGGAGCTATTATCCTTCCTAATGGTGTATCCGTACAAGCTAAAGATAGCAAAGGCAGTGCTCACCATGTATTCAGAATTACCAATGGTAATAACCTTGAGATTGGCATGGCGGACACACGCACAATCTTTGTCGGTAAAACTTTAGAAAACTACGATAGATCCGATGGTCGAATTTATAACATTTTGACTGCTAAGGACGCTTATCTTAAAACTGAAGTCGACACTAAACTAACTGAGATTAAGAATACCTTAGGAACCGCCTTTAACCAAACACAAGCAGACGCACGCTATCTACAGTTATCAGGTGGCTCTCTAACAGGAGCAATCATTCTTCCTAATAATGTCTCTTTGCAGGCTAAAGACAGCAAGGGTGGCTCTCACCATGTATTCCGTATCACTAACAAGGATAACCTTGAGATTGGTATGGCTGATACACGAACACTCTTCGTAGGTAAGACTTTTGAGTACTTTGATAGAACCGATAATCAAACCTACAGAGTAGCCACAGAGAAAGACCTTAGAAATATCTTAACATCTGAGACAGTAGACACTAAAGTATCTGAAGCTAAGACAGCCTTAGAAGGTAAGATTAATGAAGTGAAAACTCAGGTAGATACTAAAGCTGACAAAACGACAACTGAAAATAAGCTCACAGAATTAGAGACAAAAGTAAATGGTAAGGCTGATACTACTAGCTTATCTACACTTTTACCTAAGGCTGAAGCGAGCACTACTTATTTGTCTAAAGCAGACGCTGAGACTACCTATGCGAAGAAATCTGAGATACCTACAGGTGGCGGTGGTGGAGCTACAGAACCTCAAGCACACTTCACAGTTGTCTCTACAGCTACTGACTGGAATACATTCACTAACACTGGTGTATACCAAATTAAAGTAGCAGGCGGAGCTAACGCACCTTCACAAGCACCATGGGGTGTAACTATCCCTGATGGCTTCCTTAAAGTAGTGAATTATGGTAATGGTCAATTCATTGAGCAATACTTCTATACTAATAATGGTGAAGTCTACTACAGGGTTTATGGTACACCACGTTGGAGATCTTGGGGTCGTGTACAGACTTCCCTTAATGGTACTGTACGCTTGTATGGTGGTAAAGAACTTAAATAACATAACGAAAGGAGCATATATTGTTAATACCTTCTCAAGTGCTAGGAGACGCTCTTCTAGCACTCCTTCTTGTAATCATCATTGTCTTTATCGACACTCTCACAAAGTGGACAGCTATTGCTATTCGCTACTGTAAAGACAAGGAATATAACCCTACAGTGATGAACCTATTCAGAGCTATTTTCTTCCGAGCGTGGGAGACTGGCTATTTAGAAAGTAAAAAATACAAATGGAATATTATGATTAAATTTGTCTCTTATTCCACAGTCATATTCTTAGCAGTATTTATATACCTGCTGTTCCCTCAATATGAGATACAAGGCTTCCACATCGGTAAAATTGTATCTCTTTTGTTATATGTAGGTGTAATCTTCGCAGAACTATTTAGTATTGCAGAGAACCTTAAAGAAGCAGGATATGAACGCAGTCAATTATTTGACAGGGTACTGGAAGCAGGCTTGAGTAAGATTGGAGTGAACTACAGAGTAGATGGCGACAAGATGACTGAACTACCTAAGAAAGTATCTACAGAAATCGAAAGGAGAACTGATGAGAGAAATTAAATTTGAAGAGTTGTCGGACTACACAGTCCCTGCTAGAGGAGCAATCGACAAAATCTACTTGCACTGGACAGGCGGTCATTATGGACAGCCCTTTGGAAGCTATCACCTAAATATTGACGCTAATGGAACTATGTATACTGATATGGACAGCTTTATGGACTTAAAAGCTCACACATGGAGACGTAATAGTAGAGCTATTGGTATTACTTTATGCTGTTGCTATAAGGCATCTATAAATGCTGATACTGGAGACATTGATTATGGCTCTGAGCCACCTACACAAGATCAATTAGATATGATGGCTAAAGTTGTAGCTAAACTATGCGTAGAGATTGGTATTTACCCTGAAGGTAACGTATGGACACATGCTGAAGTAGCTGACTTTGATGGCTATGGTTTACATGATGACGACCCAGACATGAGATGGGACTTGTATGGTTTAGGTTGGCAAATTAGACAGAGAGTGAGGGAATACATTAATGATTGGAACTCCGAACAAGCACACGATTAAGAACTGGCTGAAGATTATTATACCTCTTATCTTTGTCGTAGTTGTAGCGTTCCTTGCTTATAAATTTAATACTCATGAAGCTCCTGTAGAGCCTACATACACACCAAAGGCTCCTATCCATGTAGAGCATGAGAGAAAACAAACGACTACCTTTGAGTACCTTCCAAAGACTGTAGATCCTATTACAGGAGTGCGTGAGGATACCGATGTACAATTCACGACTAAGCAGGAGCCTATTGTAGTCAATGTCAATGGTAAACGACATGAAATTGCTACAGACAACGTAAAGGAAGAACATAAGCTAGACAATGGTAAGCTAGTCGTAACTGAAGTACACGAAGCAGTACTGGACTTAACTGTACCTGAACAGCCACGCTTTAAGAAAGGCATTTATGTCGAGACAGATTTTAACAATGATAAGGCAATTACAGCAGGAGCTAGATTGTCGTACCAAACACCTAAGGTTGACGTAGACCTTAAAGCAGACCTTTACAGTACTAAAGAACATATGAAAAGAACAACACTAACCGCTACTGGTTGGTTCTAACCAATAGCCCTCTATGGAACTTCCGTAGGGGGCTTTTTATTATTCCTAAGGAGAACTTATGGCTAAAGTAATTAGAACTCAAATGAAAGCTATCAGAGCTAAATGTTTAGATTGTTGCTGTAACGACACTAAAGAAGTCGACAACTGCCCTTCAGAGGACTGCCCTTTATGGGACTACAGAATGGGTAAGACACCTAAGGGTGTAACCAAAGTAAACAAATTAGACCTTAATGCAACACGCAAGAAAGGAGAATAAATGAATATTAAACCTGAAATCTTAGACAAATTAGCAGAGCTTGAAGTAAACGCTTTACTTGAAGGCTTGCAAGACCCTGAAGTGAGACGTAACCCTTCCTTCCTTGAGAAAGTTAGACGCTTCCTTCGAGACAACAAATTGGAGACCACTCCTGAGTTAGCTATTGCAGTCAAGCAGGAGACACATGAAATTCCAGTGTTTGACCCACCGAAGCTCATGGAAGAGCACTATGGTGATCACTAATGGAGTGGACTGAAGAACAGATAGCGAAAGCTAAAGAGGACTTTAGGGTATTCATATACATGGTATGGAAGATGATTAGTCTACCTGACCCTACACCTATCCAGTACGACATAGCTCATACACTACAGAACTTACCAAATGACCGCTTTATCATTGAGGGGTTCCGTGGTGTAGCTAAATCATTCATCACCTGTGCGTACGCTGTATGGACGCTATGGAGAGACCCTCAGAAGAAAGTAGAGATTGTCTCCGCTTCTAAAGACCGAGCAGACGCTAACGCTATCTTTATCAAACGTATTATCTATACGCTACCATTCTTAGCTCACTTAAAGGCTAGACCTGACCAACGAGACCAACAGAACTTATTTGATGTCGGTCCTGCTGTACCTGATATTTCTCCTAGTATTAAATCTGTAGGTATATCAGGGCAGTTGACTGGTAGTCGTGCAGACCTACTTATTGCCGATGACGTTGAAGTAGCTAACAATAGTGGCACTCAGACACAACGAGACAAGCTCAATGAAGCTGTTAAAGAGTTTGACGCTATCATTAAACCTAAGGGACAAATAGTTTACCTAGGTACCCCTCAGAATGAAATGAGCTTGTACAATGAATTGCAACAGCGTGGCTATCGTTGTCGTATATGGACTGTATTGTATCCTGAGAGTTTATCTGAAAGAGAATTCTATGGAGACCGCTTAGCAAAGATTATAGCCGACAAATATGACGAGAACCCTGACCTCTATGCAGGTAAGCCTACAGACCCTAGACGCTTCGATGAAGAAGAAATTTACAAGCGTAGATTGTCTTATGGTAAAGCAGGCTTCGCACTTCAGTTTATGCTTAACACTAACTTGAGCGACCAAGAGAAGTACCCATTGAAAGTACAAGACTTGATGATTGCTAACTTGTCGCTTGATGAAGCTAACCTCAAGTGGTACTGGAGTAATGACCGACAACTCCGCATTAATGACTTGCCTTGCGTAGCTCTTAAAGGCGACTATTTCCATGAACCTCAGGGACGATCCTCAGAAGTCTATGAGTACACTGGTACAGTCATGGCAGTTGACCCTTCAGGTAGAGGTAAAGATGAGACCTCTTATGCAGTCGTTAAGTATCTCAATGGCTACCTATTTGTACTTGAAGTAGGCGGTACTAGAGAGGGCTACAGTGATAGCACACTCCGACAACTGGCTAATAAAGCTAAAATCTATGGAGTTAATGAGATTGTCGTAGAAGGCAACTTTGGTGATGGTATGTTCTCTAAACTCTTCGCACCAGTACTCAATGCAATTCACCCTTGTCGTATCACTGAAGTAAAGAACTATGCTCAGAAAGAAGCACGCATTATTGATACGCTTGAGCCAGTCATGATGAGACATAAACTGATTGTCCATAAGCAGGTTATCCTTGATGACTATCAAGTCTATGAGAACGCTCCTGCATACTCTTTAATCTACCAAATGACACGCTTGAGTAGAGACAGAGGAGCACTGGCTCATGATGACCGCTTAGACGCTTTATGTATGGCTGTAGCCTACTGGTTAGAAGTCATGGATAGAGACGAAGAGCAAGGTGTACTGGAACAAATGGAAGCACGCTTAGAGCAGTGGTTAGATCCTGAGAAGGGTATATTCTACAGAGATGAGACTAACCAAATGAGACCAATGGGACGAGCAGAAGCTAAACGAATAAGTACCTATAATATGCTAAAGAATTATTAACCACTAACCCTAAGGAAGTCAGAACGATTTCTTTAGGGTTTTTGTGGCTATTGAGCGTGCACAGAGGTTTATTTTGTCATCTACAGATTGTCTAAGGTATTTGTACCTAAGAAGCTAAGCACGCTACGACAAAACCGCCACAGAGAGTGTAGGTTATCCTGTACGACATAAACCTATAGTACTCCTTTAGTACTCTATAGTCCTACCTAAAGTCCTTCTATAGCACACCTTGTCAAGTACTCTTGTAGCCAATCTATAGGTACCTACTATAGGTGGTATATAGTATTACTAAAGAGCATAACTATAGTAGCATTATGATTATTTTTCAATTGCCACACAAGATAGAAGAGTTACTCTTCGACTAACTAAAGTA